TGGAACAAGTTTCGGCTAGTTCGCTCTCTATTCCACTAGAGATTAATATTTGTTTTAAATCCATTGTTAAAATCCTCCTAAAATTTTATAGTGTTTTCCACTAATTTAATTATAACATACGTATATTTTTTGTCAATTTACTACTAATGTATGCTAAAATATGAAAGTTTTCATTTTAAAACTTGCAAAAATACATAAAAATAGTGTGTCCACAACGTCACATTTTTGGAGCAGTTTTTTTTACAAAAGTGCTTACGTCATTACGCTAAAGGATAGGCTTGTTTACTGGGTTTGTAGCCAATGGACGTTCAAACTAATTAAAAATGTTCCTTATTATATAAATATCTTTTTATTTTTTTATTAATTATTTATTTAGTAAGAAAATGAAATTATGATATATGAAAGTTCAATCTTTTCATTTACAATAAATCACTTCCTAAGTTAATTAAACATATGATTGACAATGTGGTCACAATAATATATAATGTAATTAACAAACATTGAGAGGTGGTATTAATATGTTAATTAGAAAAATTAAAAATGTTGCTACCGATAAAATAAAATATATTACTATAGATAAATTAATTAAAGATAAAAATATTCCACTAGGATATGAATTTACAGAATGTGGCATATGGTTCGATGATTATTTATTAAATGAAAAGGAGAAAAAGAATATAATATGAATATAAAATATAAAGTAAATGAAAATTTGGAATATGAATTTGATAATTTTGAAGAGTTTGAAGAGTTTAAAAAAGAAGAAGAAAGATTTGAAATAAAAATGCAATATTATAGAATACAAAGTCAAATAAAAGATTTACAAGAATTTTTACCAAAAAGGAGATAATATTATGAAGGTTAGAAAAATTAAAAGTAATTGGACTGGTAAATTTGGATATATAAGCTTAAATACTTTTTTAAATGATGGTTTACCATTCAATTGTGATTTTATAGGGGAATGGGTAGAACATACAAGTCTAAATAAAGAAGAAAGAAGGGGAATAATATGAAAATAGGTATTAGAAAAATTAATATAAAAAATAGAATTAAATCACGTACAACTGCTAAGTTAAAACGTAAAGTTAAAAAAGCGTTTATACCTTGGTATGGTAAGAAAGGCATGGGGTGGATTAATAACCCCCATAAGGCTTTGTATAACAAGATATATAATAAAACAACAATTAGTGCTGAGGATACATTCAAACTGTTTGTAGAGGGTAATAAACTAAATAAAGATGAATTTAAAACATTCTATAGCTTTTGTGATAAAAAAACCAGGAAGCAATTAAATAAAGAGTTGAATAAATTTAATAAAGAATTATTAAAAAAAGAATTTATAGAATTAAAAGTGGTTACTGAGGAATTTAATATAAAGCGCAAGCAATTATTAAATACAATTAAAGAAAAAACCCCAAATAAATATTATAAAAATATAATAGGTTTTAAATTTATAGGATATACTTTGGTAGGATTAATATTAAGTTTTATAAATCCTATTCCATTTGGAGCTATATTCTTTTTAACTATACCTCCTATTTTAATTGCTATAATGATTAAATATATTAAAATAAATAAAAAATATAAGAGGTAATAAATACCTCTTTTTTATTCTTCAAATACACTTTTAGCGATTTGTTCATACACACGGGTGTGTTCAAGTAGTGAAGGTCTTAAGAAATCCCCTTTTCTATTAGTAAGTTCATTCTTTTCTGCATATTCTACATTACTACCAACTACCAGTTCGTTTTTATTAGCTCTTCCACTTAGAAAGTCTGTAGATTTAGAATTTGAAACCCCTGCACCTTTCCCTTGCCTTTTATTAGTTATAAAGCTCATAGAAGCTCTTAATCTTCCTGTATCTACAATCTGCTTTTCTGTTATTATCTTAGTTACTATGCGTTGCCATTCTAATCCAATCATATATAATATTTTTTCTTTCTTTTCTTCCGTTTCTCCAAGAAGTTTTTTGCTATTATCTTGTATATTAACTTTTAACATATTCTTTCCCCCATTGTTCAAAACTCATTTTATTTATTCTTTCATCTATATCTAACTCTGCTTTAGTTTCTTTTAAGTCAACTAATTTAGCTACCATGGTGCAACGGCATCTGATAACTTCCTCCGACTTACCATTAGCGTCACCTGGATACATAAGACCATTAGAAAACTTTTGGTCTAATTCTCTAACTTCACCCATTAATTTCCTATGGCTTTTTCTAGTTCTCTTATCTAATGTACTTACCCATTCTTTTTTAACTTCTATATTTTTACTTTTAGCATATTCAAAACTATCCATTCTAGCCGAACCCTCAATTCTAGTTGTTTCTGTTCTAGCCATTGTTATACTAGAGTTATGGCTTATATTAAGAACCTTTTCCATTCTTTTAGCTAATTTTGTTATACTTTCACCTTGCAAAAGTCCAACTCCTAATTCTCTTTTTAATTGTGAATAAACATTACCTTTGTCTTTTAAATTGTCTATAGCAATCAGAGTAAATGGGTTTAGTTCGTCCTCTAATAGCTTTTTAATTACATTTTGATTAAATACTTGAAAACCAATTCTAGAGTTTAAAGCCTTTTCTATAGTATAACCTAGATAGGCATAATTAAACCAATATATATTAATCATTTCATCGTTAATCATTTTTACAGCTATTACATTTGCGAAATTAATATTAAGCATGATTTGTTTTAATAAAGTATCAAGTCTATTATTTTTTCTAAGTAAATTATTACGCTTTATTAAATCATCTGTTTTGCCAATATTATCAATTAGTTTTTGGTTCTTACTTAACTTAGATTTACATTCAAAATAAGCTTGTTTATATATTTTATTTAATTCTTTTTCTAGATTTTCAAGAATTTTGTCGGTTTTTTGGTGAGCTAAATCCAATTAAACCACCTCTTCCTCTTCTCTATCTTTATTCGGCTTTTCTTCTGTAATTTGTTCTTCTTCATAATTAAATTTATTCATATTTTCTTCTTCTAATTTCTTAATTATTTCCTCCACGTCTGCATCAGTTATATATGGGTTTAATCTTAATGCAGTTTCTAAATCTATATCATTTCTAAATTTATAAATATTATCTATAGTTTCCGTATCATTGACTAAAGTTCTTCTTATTAATTTAAATTCATATTCCTTGTCAGTGCCTTTAAATTCATTAAATAAGTTTAATATTCCTTCTATATAATCAATAACATTTATTTCAAATTCATCAGTTTTTAAATCTAAATCTTGTGTGGCTGTTCTTATCGCTGTAGCTGTCAAACTGCCACCGGTCAAAGTGTCCATATCAGTAGCCATCGCAGTAGCGTAAATTTGTTTTCTTAGTATCTCTAACGCTATTTTTCTAGCTTCAAAAGGAACTTCTATAGTGTGTGCGTTTGCTTCTCCTTCGTCTGTCAATTGTATAGTTTTATAATATTTATAGTCTTTTAAAAACTGCTCCATATCTTGCCCACCATAATTTTTAAGCACCCAATATATATCTTGTGAATCTTCTAAGTTATTACCAAAGTCGCTTGAAATTTTATCATATAAATCTATTTGATTTCTTAAAGAAGTAGTTAAAGAACTTTTTTTCAATATTCCCGAATATAATGGCACTATAGGTAACATGCTCCAGTTTTCACTTTCTATTCTTTCGCCTAAGACATCTATTTTTTTTATTAATTTATATGATTGTTTTTCTTTAGTAACTATAAAATTATTTTCTTTATTGCTTTGTAGCTCTGTTATTCCGTCTTGTTCATAAAATTCTACAAAAATAGGCTTGTTGCTATCCAATTGCCAAAATCTTATGCCAGCCATTAGAGTTCCATTTCTTTCATCGAATAGTGGTATGAACTCATTGCCTCTCCAAACATCTTCGCAGAACTTACCTCTAGAATCTAGATGGCAATATGTCCAACTAACACCATCTATTTTGGAATACAGTCCACTTTTATATAATCTATTATCAAACTTTTTGCCAAGTTCTTTTTTTATATTTTCGTTAATAGTTACTCCATTCGCTAATAAATAAGAACATTCTTGTTTAATTATTTTAGGGAAAAAAGCAGATGGTATTTGGTTATTAGCTTTAAAAAAATCTTCTTGCTTTATTCCATCAGTATTATAAAACCACTTCATACGCTCCAAAATGGTCACATTCTCACCAGAAAAGTAAGACCATGCCATATTAGCTACCTTATATCTTTCCGATGATTTGAATTCGGTTATGCAATCGCTTATAAATCCTATTTTATCACTAGTATTTAAATAATCTTGGAAAGTTAACATTTTATCACCCCTTTTTTATAGTCTTGCGTTAGTAAGCATAATATTATTTTTCTGCATCTTTTCATATACTCCTGTTAAGCAGTCTTCTGCATCATCATGTTTATTTTTACCAGTTCTTTGATATGTTGTAACATCTTTATAAAATTCAGAATATTTGGTTTTCCAATCTTTAGGGAAATAAATACTATTCATAACACCAGTACAACTTGTTAATATTCTTGATTCTTTATTCTTAGATTGATAAAATGGTCTTATTATTGTATGCCTATTACCTAGATTTTTAGTAATTCTTTGCACATTTCTAGCAAATCCACGCCCTCCGTTATTACTTTCTATATCTGCATAGTTTACTCTT